ACAAACGCTACAACAGGTGAGTTTGATGGATTCGTAACACTTATGACTGCTGACGCTGATGTAATTGATGTTGCAGCAGGTGCAGTTGTTGTTGGAAACGTAGTTGCAGAAATGCAAAAAATAGTTGACGCAATTCCTGCTACTTTGTTTGGTAAGGAAGATTTGCACATATATGTATCACAGAACATTGCAAAGGCTTATGTTGGTGCAATGGGTGCATTGGGAAGTGGTATCGATAACAAAGGAGCATTGTGGTATCAGAATGGCGCACCTTTATCATTTGGTGGTATTCCATTATTCGTAGCAAATGGATTAGGAAATAATCAAGCAGTTGCTGCTGAGAAATCTAATCTGTATTTTGGTACATCTTTACTTAGCGATCAAAATGAAGTTAAGTTGTTGGATATGAGGGATTTGGATGGCTCACAAAATGTGAGATTGGTGATGAGATTTGCAGCAGCCGTACAGTACGGAATTGGTTCTGACATCGTTCTTTACTCTTAATAAATTTTAAACCATAAGAAAGGGGTAGGTGGTTATGTCTATCTACCCCTTTTTTTTAAAATATAAAAAAATATGGCATGTAATGTATCAGCAGGAAGAGTACTTCCTTGCAAGGCAGGCTTCGTAGGTATTAAGGCTGCTTACTTTTTTGATCTAGATGGATTAGGAGCATTGACATATACAGATGGAGTTATTACTGCAATAGCAGGTACTCCTACTGTTTATGAATATGATGTGAAAAATACATCTTCGCTAGAAACTGCAATTAATAGTTCTAGGGAAACAGGAACTACATTCTATGAGCAAACGCTTAGTTTAACTTTAACTTATCTAGATGCACCAACACAAGAGCAAATTAAATTACTTGCTTGGGGGCGTCCTAGTGTAGCGGTTGAAGATTACTATTCGAATATGTTCATAGTAGGTTTGGAAAATGGTGTAGAAATGACAGGTGGAACAATCGGCACAGGAACACAACCCTCCGATTTGAGTGGATTCACAATGACATTGGTAGGGCAAGAACCCGATCCTGCAACATTTATCACTTCAACATTGATAACAGGAGCAACTCAAGGAACAAAAATTGATCCTACTTCAGCAGTAACTCCTTAATTATTTATTTTCTTCTAGTAAAAGCATCTCTTTGAGGGGGTGCTTTTTTTTTGTCTTATTTAGTTGACAGTACACTACTGTCAATTCTTTTTAACCTTAAAATTGTTTATAAAAATGCAAGAATTATACAATCAAATCCAAAGTTTAGAATCTCAATTAACAGGTAATATGTTCACAGACATGGAAATAAAAGATAAAATTCATAATTTAAAAATGAAATTAAATGGTTCTAAACCTAGTTCTTCGGAAATTGATTGTGTGGGGTGTGGATCATAAAACAAAACCCCAATTTTTTTGCGTTATATAGGTATGATTGTATTAACAACATCAGCATCTGCACAAACATTTAAGATAATACCAAGAGATTACACTTTAACAAGTTTTACAATGGTTATTAGAGATGACAGTACAAATACAAGTGTGACATACAATATTACAGGTGTCACTAAAAGTGGAAATTATAGAACATTTCAAAACACATTCTCACCTGTTTTAGTATCAAATCACTTTTACGACATGACATTAAGTTCGGGAACAGATGTTATTTTCAAGGATAGAATCTTTTGTACTGATCAAACAATCAATCAAGTGAATAATGATTATTACAATCTAAATGAAGGACAATTCACAACAGATGATTCTTACAACAACGAATACATAGTAGTATGAAAAGACAAAAGAGTTTACCCAAAGGTGTGACAAAAGAACCAAGTATTGGATTTGTTAATTTAAGCACCTACACTTCACCCGAAGTAAAAGAGGTAAAAAACAAAGATTGGGTAGAATACGGTGTTGACAATAATTACTTTCAATTCTTAATTGATAGGTATAACGGATCACCCACAAACAACGCTGCTATTAATGGCATAAGCCAAGCAATATATGGCAAAGGACTAAACGCAACAGATGCCAATAAGAAACCCGATGAATATGCTCAGATGGTTTCATTATTTGGTAAAGATTGTGTTAGGAAATTATCCTATGATTTAAAATTAATGGGGCAATGTGCTGCTCAAATTATCTATTCTAAAAACAGAAAAAAGATAATTAAAGTAGAACACTTTCCAATAGAAACTTTAAGAGCAGAAAAAGCCAATGAAGATGGAGAAGTTCCTTCGTATTACTATTTTAAGGATTGGACAAATATAAAACCTAGTGATACACCATTGAGAATACCTGCATTTGGGATGTCAAAAGAGGATATTGAGATTTTATACATTAAACCATACAAAGCAGGTTTTTATTATTACTCACCTGTGGATTATCAAGGTGGTTTGCAATATTGTGAATTAGAAGAAGAGATTTCTAATTATCACATCAATAATATAATGAATGGGTTAGCACCTTCCATGCTCATTAATTTCAACAACGGCACACCCAACCAAGAGGAAAGGCAATTACTAGAAAGTAAAATTGCATCTAAATTTAGTGGAACAAGTAATGCAGGTAAATTCATACTTGCATTCAATGATAATGCTGAATCAAAAGCAGATATTACACCTGTTCAATTATCAGATGCACACAATCAATATCAATTCCTTTCAACAGAGGCTACACAAAAAATAATGGTTGCTCATAGGGTTGTATCTCCTATGTTATTAGGAATAAAAGACAATAGCGGATTAGGTAACAATGCAGATGAACTTAAAACTGCATCCTTGTTGATGGACAACACAGTAATTCGCCCATTTCAAGAGTTGTTGATTGATTCATTTGATCAAATACTTGCCTATAATGACATTGCTTTGAATCTTTATTTTGTCACCTTACAACCTTTAGAGTTCACAGAGGTTGACACAACAATACAAAGCCAAGAGGACATTGAAGAAGAGACAGGTGTACAGATGTCCAAGATCAGTTTAAAAGAGATTGATGGGCAAACTGTCTACGAGACAAAGGAAGAAGCCGAAGAGGTAGCAGAGGCACTTGGATGTGAAGGCTCACACGAGCATGAGGAAGATGGAAAGGTTTGGTTTATGCCTTGTGCCACACATGATGATGCGATTAATCTTAAAAAGCCTTGTTACGATGGTTACGAAATGATAGGAATGAAAACCAAGAACGGCAAGAAAGTTCCTAATTGTGTACCTATAAAAGCAAGTGAAGAAATTCCCGAATTAACAGATGAAATGGGTAATGAAATCCTTGCTGAATTGGAAGGTGAGATTATCACAGATGAATGGGAATTAGTAGATGAACGAGAATATGAAGGTGAAAACCTAGAGGAGTGGGCAACACAACTCATTCAACCAAGCAAATCAAAACTTCAAAAATTTGCAGATCAAATTACAGGTAAGCCTAAAGTGTTTTCTGTGCTAGATAAAAGCCTTTACAAAATACGATACAAGTATTTTAAGAAATCTAAGAAGGCAATGAAAAGCGGAAATGAATCTAGGTTGTTTTGCTCAAATATGATGAAGTTGGCAGGGCAAGGAATCATATACAGAATTGAAGATATTGATAAAGCATCAGACAAGGGTGTAAACAAGCGACTAGGACACAAAGGTAAGCCGTATAACCTATTTAAATTCAAAGGTGGTATCTATTGTAGACACGCATGGAAAGAGCAGTTATATAGGCTTAAAAAGAACACAGAAAAAACTGATGATTTTGACAAATACAAGAGAGCAAGAACAATCCCTAAAAGTTACAAGCCTTCCCCAAGAGGATGGAAAGAGGCACAGATTGCTCCTGTAAATATGCCCAATCAAGGAGCGTATCCAACTAAAAAGAAATAAGAAATGGCAACAGTATTATTCATAAATCGCACCGATCTAGTTAGAAATTCCATCTTAGATGGCAATGTTGACACAGATAAGTTCATCCAATTTATCAAGATTAGCCAACAGATAAATATTCAGAATTATCTAGGTACAAAGTTGTATGATAAATTCACAACAATAGTTGGAAATGGTGACATAGATACTGTTCCTTATTCTGATTATAAGACACTTCTAAACGAATACATTCAGCCAATGCTGATTTGGTTTGCACAAGTAGATTATCTTCCATTCGCTGCTTACCAAGTGAAAAACGGAGGGGTATTTAAACACACCTCAGAGAACGCTGAGACAGTTAATAAAACAGAAGTGGACTATCTAGTAGAAAAGGCAAGAACACACGCTGATTGGTACGCTAGAAGGTTTATAGATTATATGTGTTTCAACGAAAACTTGTTTCCCGAATATACATCAAATGTAAACAATGATATTAATCCAAGTTCTGATGCAACATTTAATGGATGGGTGCTTTGAGTTACAAACCAAAAGAAGAAAACATTAAGAAATTAAAGAAGTTTTTATTAAAACTAAAAAAGAATGGCTGATTTATTTAATCAACAAATATCCGCAACATATTCGGGTTTATTAAAAACCACAAGCAATGGTGTTTTAAGTTCATCACTTGCACAAATCACAGATGGTAGAGGAAATGGATCACAGTTGTATCTATCAACTAGCAAGATAAACTTTTACAACGCATACGAGTTTCCAACAAATGATGGTTCAGCAAATCAAGTTTTAAAAACTGATGGAAGTGGTGTTTTAACTTGGGAAGATGATGCTAATACAGGAGGGGTTCAAGTAAGTGGAACACCTACTCTTAATCAAATAGCAATTTGGACAGATGCAACTACCATAAAAGGTATGTCTGCATTAGAAATTGATGTTAATGACAAAATTACTTTAACTCAAGGGACTAATAATTATTATATAGGTGGAGGAAATTTAGCAAACAATAGTGGAGAGGGAAATGTTGGATTAGGTAATGATGTTTTTAGAGTTCAAACAAGTGGTAATTTTAATATTGGCATAGGAAATTTTGCTTTTTATGATTTTCTTACAGGAGTTAGAAACATAGGAATAGGATATAATTCATTTTCTAATACAACAGGTTGCTCAAGCAATGTTGGTGTTGGAGCATCAACATTAGCATACAGTACAGGAGATAATAATACTGCTTTAGGTGATTCTGCTTTAGGAGGTGCTAGTTTTACAGGAGCAAATAATACTGCAATAGGTGTTGATTCGGGAAAAGATATTACAACAGGATCAAACAATGTAATACTTGGATCAAATACAGGAAACACAATAGCAACATCTAGCAACAACATTATCATTTCAGATGGTAGTGGGAATAATAGAATACAAGTTGATAGTGGGGGTGATACTACTTTTAATGGTAAAGTTAATGTTATTGATGCTTACGCTAATGATCCTTTAATAAAATTAGCCACAAATACAAGTGGTAATGTTGAGGTACAAATGAGAACCGCAACTACTACTTATAATGCAGGTATTGGTGTAGTAACAAGTGGCTATGATTTTAACATATTTACAGAGAATACACCAAAACTCACCATCTCATCGGGGGGTGATTTATCAACAAGCGATGGCACTTTTACAATGCACGATGTGGGTGGCTCACCTTTGGCTTTTAAAGGCAAATCAAGTAATGGAGGTTCTGAAATTGATTGGTACGCTAATAACGGAACAACAAGAATTGGTTATCTTGAAATTACACAAACTGCAGCATCTAAATTAAATATTGAAACTGCAAATGATTTTGAAATTTATACAGATAGCACAAAACGACTCACCATCTCATCGGGGGGTACTGCTGCTTTTTCTAGTCCAAATACTACCGCAAACGTAGCAATGGTTACAATAAGAAGCACAGACTCTCAAGGTGCTAATGTAGGAGGAACTTTAGGTTTAGGAGGAAGTTATGGGGCAGGGTTAGTTAATTACGCACTTATAAGAGGAGCAAAAGAATCTAGCACATATAATGATTCAAATGGTTATATGTCATTTACTGTTCACAGTTCAGCAGGACAAGTAGAACGTATGCGCATCTCATCGGGGGGTAATGTAGGTATTGGTTTAGCATCAGATGGTTCTACTTTATTTATTAATGGTGATCTAAAAACTAGGTTAGATAGTACTTATCAAATGGGGTTGCATAATAAATACGTTAGTACTTATGTAACATCAACCGTACTAGGAAGAACTGCTGCAAATAATATTTCTTGTGCTGAGTTAAGGTATGATATTGCGGGAACAGAAACATTTGAAATAAGGAGAAATTATTTCAATTCAGAATTAAAATTTACTAGACAAACTACATCGACTATAGGGGGGGCAATTGTGACTGATCTCACCATCTCATCGGGGGGTGAAGTTACTATGCCTTACTATTCATCTTCATCAATTACATCTTTAAACGTAACATCGGGGGGATTGTTGACAACTGCATCATCAGATATTTCTTTGAAAAAAGATATTACTAAT